GTGCTGTAGTCACGGTCAGCCACAATGGCACGAGACTTTTCAAGCCAATCTTCTTCAACTTCGAGATCAGTAAAGTTGATGTCGTCCCAGGCTTGATGTAGATGATTTGGATTTTTAACCTTACCATAGGTCATATAAGCTTCACGGAACTTGGGGTTGAAATAACGATAGGCTCGCTTACGCTGATAATCGCATACTTCTACCTTATATACTGTTTGATCATGAGTGTCAAACACCATGTTAAGACTCCAACCGTCGTCCTCGCCATTCCAAGAACTCAGCATAAAAGCATGATTGCCAAAACAAGTCCAGCAAAAATCACTACCTTCTGTGATACGATAGTTGATTACTTCCATAAAATCTTTGATATTCATTCCTCTACTCCATATTTGTTTTCGCTGAATGCTGTATACCAACCAGCATCCCATTCGTCCCACTTAATCATATGTTGAATTGACCAGTAAGGATTAGATTCACGATGAGCACCAAGGCAACAAGCCTTATATCCTTCACCTTTTGGTGTATTGAGAGCAACAGCCATTATTTTTCAACTCCGAAATGTTCTTTGATCTTATCTCTGATTAGTCACTTACACACTCGAATGTCTGCATTTGGATTGTTTACGCAGCCCACTAGATAACTTCCTACCAGATCAAGCAATCCCGTATAACTGCCCCATCCATTACTTGGATTAAATTCTTTGTACCGTTCTGGCTCTGCCAGCAATAAAGCCTGTGCCTGACGCAAATATTCAATCACATCTCGGGCCTTTTGCAGAGGTGGATCGCATTCATCCGGACGCCAGAGCACATTATACAGAGTCAAGTCATTGAGTAATTTTACTGCACGAGCCATGGCAGCCAAATTGTGAGTGATATTTTCAGTCCAAACTTGAGTTGGTTTTACTTCGATAAGACTGATGTCAAGACTCATTTTTCCGCTCCAAAAAGTTTCATATAGGCTTCAATCTCATCCCGATAAAATTCACAGGCCTCATCTCGTGTGACCTGATAAAATTCCATTATGAATTCTATTGCTTGTTCATAGTCTGTGTCCATGTCTAAATATGTTAACATCTTTTGATACCCTAGTCAAATAAAGTGTCTTACGTTGTGGTTATGCAACAGCGACTCGATCTTTCTCTAATGTATGTTCATAGACTGCACCTACCATGACATTAATTAATTACAATCTTTTTCATTCAATCACCTTATTAAATTCGATGATTTATGTTATGAAAACAAGCATTGACATTATCCCAGTGTCTATGATCGTAGACATGAACATTTATAAAATAATTTAAAAAACCCAACTCAAATTCTATACCAGCATGATCTTCCCGTGTGGTTATACTCAATTCCGTTCTTAAAAAATAATTACAACGGCCAAGTTGAATTTCCCAAAACTTATGCTTGGTTCCCTTCACTGTGCCAGACCAAGTTCGGATATTACGCCATTCCTCATACCAGGGGTTTCTTAAAGAACAACAAATATATATCATATGTCACGCGGTCTTGATTTAGGGTGATTGAGACATGGGAAATTTAATACACTAAACATCGATAATATTGCTTTGAGAAATTATTGTTTAGGCATAGTGTTGACTGCGTTCATGCAGTGATAATACCGTCATCACAGTGTTTGGTTGACCTGTGGACGAAACGCCACAGATTTGTGTCATGATCGCCACATTATTCAACACTGATATTTCAGTGCAATGTGCGATTGGGACAGGTGAACTGGTCTATACCTAAAATCCTCATGATGGCTGCCACTGTGTCGTTTGGTTCAGTGAAACTGGATTCAGGACCAAATATGGTCTTTAAATTGCCATCTGCATCAAGCAAAAATCCCACATCTGTGCTTTCCAAGTCAAGATCTGCTTGCTCTGCTGTTTCCATTTCCAGCGTGGTCAAATCCTGTTCACAATGGCCCTGCAATGATTCTTTTTTAGACATGGTAGTGGCTCCTGTTGTATGTATTTAACTATGAACCACTGCGTATAATATACGCAGACCTAGTATGAGGTCAATGTGTCCGCCGGGCAACAACTGAGATTGGCCAACTGAGCAAATTTCCTTCTGCTGTAAGCCAAAGCATCTACCGTGATTTCGGGCAAAGAGCCTATCTCTGAAAACACTGCTAGATTTTTTCCTTCCACTATGGTGGCCCGCAAGGCTTCTCCGGCTAAACCGTCGGTGCTTAAGGCTGTGATAAATTCTTCCATACCCAATCCCGCAGGATCATCGTGAACTTGGTGCAGATAATCTACAAATGCCACAAGGTCACTGACATTACCGGTGTTGAGATAATCACTGACATTAATTTTTAAAATTTGTTGATTGCGTTTCTCCAGCACGTATTTGGCAATGATTTCATCAAAAGCTTTATTTCCAGCAGCAATTTCAGCTAACAACACAGGATCCGTAGAATTCATCAACTGTGAGTTGGCGGCAGTGATGGCTGCGGCATGAACTGCATCATTAGATGGCGTTTTTATGGCTTCTGCAATAGCCTGTTCAAGAACTTGTCCTTGAGCACTGTTCCGCACCGCCTGCTGTGTTTTGAGAATCTGCTTCACTTGTATGGTATATCCTATGCCAGCTGCCAGTCCTATGACATCGGAAATTCGTGGATTACCTATGACTCCGGATCCTTGACCTGTGATGCGTCTCACCGTAGTTTGATCAGGCATGGCCATGGTCCAGGCAGTGGGCACATTTTCCACTTGACTCAGTCTTGTTAAATTGGGTTGGAACACTTGACTCAGTGATTGGGCAAACTGCGCCACACCTTCACTGACCACTGTATGACCAAAAACCTGAAATAACTTGTCTGCCACTACACTGCTTGAAGCAGCTGACGATGTGCTGGTAAAAGTTTCCCGTGCGCCGGTTTCGGGGTTGACACCCAAAACCGCAGCACCAGATCCTAAAAATATTTCAGGAGTTGTCACCAGACTGGTGATATCCGTGGGAGGAGGAAATCCTTCAGCAGCTCGAACACCAGCCAAGGCCAGGGCTTGATCGACTTGTGCAGGTGTCAATGACGCCAAAGCCTGCCGGCATTGCACATCTGAGGCCAAATCCAAGCCGTTGATGCCATTGGTAACTCCAGCATCTCTCAACGCTTGCTGCATGACTGTGGTCATGCCTGTGTTAATTAAAGTGTTACATATACCTCTAAAAGTCAGACTGTTTTTGAGATTTTTGGGATCTAAAAATTGCCCAAAATTAGGCAAATTGGCACAGAACGTTTTCCACTCGACACTGTTCAACACAGGTCCAAATTCTTTCACTAAACCACCTGTGACAGTTTCCATCAAAGAGGCAGTGTCTATGCCCAATTGTTTGAACGCAGCTTGACCATCGCTGATGATTTGTGTGAGTCCCATGGCCTGAAAACTGTCTGTGATCGCAGCTTCTACTCCAGAAAATACAGATGACAGCCCTTCAGCTCCGGCCTTGACGAATTTGTTCAATTCAGTTTTGATCTCACCAAACACATTGTTACTGTTGGCTCCCACCTCAGCCAACGCAGCACCAGCTAAAGTGCCAGCAATACCTGTCAAACAAGGAGGTTGTCCTCTAATAGCTGCACTCGCTAATTGTCCTGCTACCTGTAAAGCTGTTTGATTGACACCACTAAGAGCACCGCCAGAAAGTTCATTTAACCCAGATATCAAATTACCAGGCGTGGCCAAGGCCTTAACACCGTCTATGCCTCCGGTCAAGGCAGCCAACACTATGGTCTGTAACAAACTGGGTGTTTTGCATATCATGCTGTGTCACTTTCCAATAAAAACATTACAAGTGCCTTTTGGTTTCACACGACACCCACATTTGCAAAGACCAGATTCCACAGCCATAGGACGTCCTTCCAAATTAACAGAACAACTACCAGTGACAATCATCATGGGTTTAAAGCAGGGTTTAGCTTTTCTACCATGCGGACTCATCATGTCTCCCACTCTCACTGCAGGTTGTTTATTGATGTTGACTGTGCAACTGCCGTGCATGATGCGTCCGCCACCGGTAGACTGGTCTATGTTGGCTCTGGCAGCCGCGTTTTTTAACATTTGATAAATTTACAAAGCAGTGGTGACAGTGACATAATGATCACGCATTTTTTCATGAGTGCGACATTCTGTGATACAATGCTGCCTTTGATACACAAGGTTTTCTAGATCGGGATCAAGGCCAAACATGGCCTGTATGAGACCTATGCCGTCGGGGCTGGTCACAACTATGCAGGGTTTTTTGAGTTCGTAGTGATGTTCCGACACAGTGATGAGTTCTCCAACCACTTCATCACCACTGAACAATTTCAAATTTATCACATCGCCGGGTTTATATTTAGATTTTTCTATGAGCATGTGTTCCTCGTAACATGGTGAAATCTTCTTCCGTGAGCTGACACAGTCCTGTATAACCATTGGCTATGCGCAATTGCCCGTCCATATAAAATTGTGGCACTGATTTATGTCCTTGACTGACTAAAAATTCTCGAGCCACTGGATCAAGATCCACTTTGATTTCTTGAAATGGCACATGGCGAGCTTTGAGCAGCACTTTGCTCTGTTCACACAACCTGCATTGTGCTTTGGTATACATGGTCAGCATGGATAATGGTCCGGTGTTTATACTGGATTCACAGTGACATGCACATAAATGGGAGTCACAGGCAGCAGTGTGGTATTGATGAAATCTTGCAGCAAGGTTTCAAAAACAGGTATGTCAATCACATCCACCAAACCCCAACGATCCATAGTGTCATCATTATTGATCAATGTGCTGAATCGCAACTCCACATAGGTATCTATGGCTATCACTAGATGTTACTCGTACTAGACACGATGTTGGCTTCTATGATGACGTAAAGATTGGCAGTTTGAGGGTCTTTATTCAAGAGTTCATCGTAAAATTCGTTTACTCTGATCATGAGATTGGCCAAAATATCGGAGTTCACCAGACTATAGGTGGTGACGGATTCTGTGTCAGGTATCAGGGTGCTAAATCTCAGCAAAACTCGTTCTTCATCAATTTTGGCCATATGTGATCCTTAAATTTCAGGTAGTTGCTCGTAATTCACACTGTCAGTGAGCACGCCAATCAGATAATTTGTGCTTTCGTTTTCCTGTAGTGCGGTCTGTTTCTTATTTATCATCACATGTTTGTTGAACCAAGGAAGTGGACTGCTCTTGGGATGATCTTCAAGATATTTTATACCAATTTCCTTGAGTCTTATGTAAGCAGTATGATCCACAAAGTCACGCAATATGTCTTTATTTAAGCCTATGACCACACCATGAGAAAATAAATAGTCTGCCCAGGCCTTTTCTTCTGCAATCACATCCAGATACATGTCATATACCTCAGTGCGGCATTCTTGGGCGGCCCGAGCAAAACGTTCATCTTCTTTGATTATCTGATTTATTATCCAAGCAGTCCATTCTGCATGCAGCAGTTCATCTTGTAATATCAAACTGATGATGTTGCCGTTGCCAATAAATATGCGATTTTCCACCATGGCCAGGCTAGTGGCAAAACTCACCATAAAGCGCAGAGCCTCAAGAGCATAACTGGCATTCAGTGCCAACCAAATTGCTTTGATATGTGTTGGTTCCAGCACAGACTCTTTGGTGGGATCTGCAGTATCTTTAAGACAGTTTAATCTGTGTAATTGATCATAGTATCGACCAATGTCCGCGGCCATGTCTATGATGGGTTGAGTGTCATGTATGCTGTTGAACACATCACGTGGCACTGCATAAATGTTGCGAATGATGTGGCTGTAACTTCTGCTGTGTATGTTAGTTTCAAACATGCTCCAAATCAAGGTCAGACTTTCTAATTCTGGCACAGAAATCACAGGAGCGAAAATTTGAAAGGGAGCGCGACCTTGAATACTGTCCAGGGCAGTTTGACGCAGCAGATTGGCTGTGAACATGTGTTTCACAGACGCGGTGGCTTCTTTAAAATCTATTTTGTCTTTGGTCAGAGTGATTTCTTCTGGTACCCAAAAGAATCCTCGCTGTAGCTCTTCAAACTTGGCCAAACGAGGATATCTATATTCTTCAAATCTCTGCACAGTCACAGAGCCATCTAAAAACATTCGGCGTTTCAAATAATCGGGCGCAGATCGTAGGTCATATGTGTTTTTCATTTTTTTCTCCTGTTATAGTACACAAGCATTGCAGTGCTGATCAACCTGTTCACTGCGCTGTGGTTCCAGTGTGTCAATGTCCCCAACATCTGCGTGTGACTGTTGTAATTGATGTTTGCTGCCGGACTTGTCCAGCAAACTGTAGTATATGGTTTTAAGTCCCCAGTGATGAGCCAACATCAAATTCGTAGCAATGAGTGTGATGGGTATCTTACCATCTGCGAAATATCTGGGACTGTAAAAAGTGTTGGTGCTGATGCTTTGATCCACGTAGGCTGCTAGTACTGCTGAGGTTTTCAAATAGTTCACACAATTGGGTTGATCCCACATCAGCTGATATCTATTACGCAAACGACGATATTCCGGCACCACTTGAACAAAACTTCCTGCCTTGCTTTCTTTTACTGAAATCAACTCCATGGGCATTTCAATACCATTTGTGGAATTTAAAACTACAGAACTAGACTCTACTGGTGCCACTGCCATTAGAGTGCCATTGCGTATGCCCGATTTTTTTAGTCTTGCTCTCAAAGGTTCCCAGTCAAGACTTGGGGTAAAATCCGTCAGCTCATTAACTCCTGCAGCACGACGTTCCCAGGGAAAGATTCCCTTACCGTAATAGGTCTGCGCAGACTTGCCGCAAGCACCGCGCTGTTCAGCCAATTCCACACTCATTTCAGTTAGGTAATAGGCCTGATGTTCCATCCAACGCCGGACTTCTGCCAAAGCAGTTGGTTCGCCGTACTTGAGACTCTTACGAGCGTGCCAATAAGCAAGATTAGTGATGCCAACCCCAAGTGGTTCAAAGTCCTGATTAGCTAATTTACTTTGAATACTCAGGAAGTCTTGATAGTTTAGCAAGTTGCTGAGACTGCGTACCAGTATTCTACAGCACTTACGCATTTCTTGTGGGTTGCGGAAACTGCCCCAGTTTATACTGCCAAGAGTACAAAGAGCGATTCTTCCCTCAGCATCTTCAATTCTCTGGAAAGGTCTCGTGGGTAGTAATATCTCTTGGCAAAGATTTGATTGATATACTGGATCAAGTTCTGTGTCAAACGGGCCTTGACGCTGAACGTTGTCAATGAACACCAGGTATATGCGACCAGTGTCAGTGCGTTCCTTGAGTATGCCATTCTTAAAGATCTCGTCTGCTGGTAGTGTCTTCTTCTTTTTTGTCACATCGTGCTCATACTTTACATACAACCTTTCAAATTCTTCTGTGTTGCGATAGAAAGCTTCGTATAGGTCGGGCACTTCATGTGAATCAAACAAAGTAATATTTTCACGATTTTTAAATCTGCGCCAGAACATGGCATTGACCACTACACTATAGTCCATTTGCCTAACACGAGTTTCTTCTGTGCCTTGATTATTCTTGAGTACGATAAGGTCTTCAAACTGTGCGTGCCAGATAGGAAAAGTCACAGTACATGACGCATTGCGGATTCCACCTTGACTGCAACTACGCAGATCTGAGAACCACTTTTTCATAAACGGTATCATGCCGGTGTGCTTGATCTCGCCATTACGAATGGCGGCACCTAGTGGTCTGATACGACCAATCTCCAAGCCAATGCCAGCACGTTTACTGGCATACTTGGCCATCATTTCTCCAGCTGCAAATATGCTATCAAGGGTATCGTCACTGCTGATAAGAACGCAACTACTGAATTGTTTAGTAGTAGTGCCAAGCCCAGCGAGCACAGGGGTGGCAAGAGTGAAATGGCCATCTGAAGCGCATTCATAATAATCCTTGACATATTTTAATCTTGTTTCTCTAGATTCGTTATGGAACGCTGTTGCAGCGGCCACAGCATATCGAACTTGAGGTGTCTCAAATAATTGACCAGTAGCACGATTTTGTACTAGGTATTTCTCACATAGCTGCGCTATGGCAGCATAGGTATAATTTTCATCTTTATGGTGATCAATGAACAAATCAATGATATTCCACTCATCTTGGGTATACCACTCTAACAATTCAGAGGTATACATGCCTGCATCCACATTCCGCTTGACTATTTGGTAGAGTGGGGGAGGATCGTATTCACCATAAACATCTTTGCGTAACATGCTGAGTCTTTGACGTCCTGCCACCAATTGATAGTTTACATTGTTTATTTCGGGATTTTCCGTTTCATCTATCAAACTCACCATGGCCTGCAGCAGCAGCTGATCTATGGTTTGTGTGGTCATGCCATCATGAAACTCCAATTTTGCTCTGATTTCGATCATGCTGGCACTGACACCATCAATGCCCTTGCAGGCGTGAGACACTTGTTTTTGAATTTTGCTGATATCGAGAGGAACACGATGTCCTGTTCGTTTTAAAACATGAATAACGCTCATTAGTCAGAATCCTATTATTTTTGATCTAAAGGTAAGTCACGAAGTTGATATTGATGTACTAAAATCATATGTTCCGGCACATAGCTTGTATTTACAACTTCGTCAAATATCATATTCAGTATATATTTTCCTTGATTAATCCAAACACAGTTACTCCAGTTACCGGTTTCACCACAGCGGTACACACGGAATTCTAATTCTAATTCAGCCGATGCATGTTTGGTAAGATACATAGTATACAACATGCCCAGAGCTTTTGCAATATCACAGTAATGATTATCATAAATCAAACGCCAGGGATCCGGCCAGTCTTGTGTGCTTTCAGGCAAAAGATACCTAGACACATAGGGAGCATAACTCCATAGATGATTTGTGTCAGCAATGGCTTGTTCCAGAGATTTAGTGTCTAATTGTTTGCGAAACTTGCGCCAGGCCTGTAAACGTTCATTGGGACTTAAATTCCACATTATAGATTATTTGGTTATTTGTAATCGTAATCTGTTTTGTTTTTCATTTTGGCATTACGTGTAGGTGGGTGGTGGTGGTATTGGTGGTGGTGGTATTGGTGGTGGTGGTATTGTGGTGGTTGTGGTGGTTGAAGTGGGTGGTTGTGTGGTTGAAGTGGGTGGTTGTGTGGTTGAAGTGGGTGCACAAGTTTTTCTTGGTAGTGGAGTGGGCTTGATATATTCTTCTATTACGTAAATTAAATTATCGCCACAGGATGTGATGATGAAATTTATGGTATCTCCTGGCACAGCTACAGTTACCACTTGAGTCAAACTACCGGGAGGTCTACCTATTATACTGTAAACACAAAGTAGTGTGGGTCTGGGAGTGGGCGGTGGAGTGGGTCCGGGAGTGGGCGGTGGAGTGGGTCTGGGGGTAGGTGCGGTAATTGGCGGCACTAACAATGGAGGTGGAGTGGGAGTGGGAATAGGTGTGGGAGTAGGTGTGGGAATGGGTCTAGGAGGTGGTGTGAGCCTACCTGGCACGAAATCGTCACTGTCACATATGTTAGCACAATCTTCGGCCACTACTGTGTTAGATTCGGAATCACCAGAACACCATGTGTACAATTTAAAACACACAGTTTCTATGCCTTCTTGTTCAAAATCCTCACGTATTCTCACATTAACAATGTAAGGCAATGTGTTCGCTGAAAATCTATATTCAAAGTTTCGCACAGGTGACACCGGAAAATACGGTGGAGTCACAGGAGGCAGAACAACGGGAGCAGCAGTTGTTATTGAAGGTACCGGCAACGATTGACCAGTGTATTCTATAATTTCATATCGTAAGTTGTCACTGCATCCCACCCACAAAAAAACAATGCTGTCACCGGGCGCAGCCGAATTCAATAAAACAGCAGGCTGACCAGGCACAGTGCCTTTGATCATGTCTTGGCATAAAGTGGTAGTTGTGGTCAATAATGCACTGGCATAACTGGGACTGGTGATTATTTCATAAACTAAATTTTCAGCTATTGATTCAGAATGCACAAGAAAAATCACCGTGTCGCCAGTATTAGCCAGCAGCACTAGAGTGAAATCCATGGGCGATTTGCCCACTATGCTATAGTAACTGCCTATATCTATGTCAGTATTGTCAGCAGTGGCCGTGAGTTTATACTCGCGACCGTTTGGACACTCGGGAATATTTTTACCTGTGATTTTTAAAATAAATCCTGTGCCTTCAAAAGCACAATCGGGATGTGCCATTAACATCCATATTGCAGGTGGCTTTATCCAAGGCACAGACAAATCTGGCAGTCCGCGATTGTCATCCACAAGACTACGCACATCGTAGCTGAACACCGTGGGGCCAGTCACAGCATCCACTTTGAAAATCAAAATTGGTCTTTGCACACGAGATTGGCTCAAAAAATTATTATATTCCATTTCTATGGTCACTGAAGTGGGCCATCGTTCAGTGTAGGAATCGCGCCAACATACCACATTGTTAATAGGATCTACTGAAAAACTCACTCTACCGGCACGATAGCGATCATATCTTTCCACTCTATACTCTATGCTGCCTGTAAAAAATTTGCTTAACAAAGGAATGAAATTCACAGTGTTGGGCTGAGCTACCACACTGCGCCCAATGGTCTGATAAGTGTCCCCAGATTTCACAGCACTGGCAGTGTCAAAACTCACAATGTCTGAGGCATGTTGTTCCACAGTGTCAACTGTGTAGTCATCATCTTTGGATCTAAAAAAGAAATCACCAAAACTGTAACAGCCATTACCTGAAAATTTAATCACAGGAGTCATGGGTTGATGTTGATTAATCACGGGCTCGAAACTGCTCATGACCAAGTTGGCTCGATCCAGATCTATAGGCGAAGAATCTGTCCAAGTCATAACTTCGTATACAAGATTTTCTATGGGATATATGATACCGGTGATGTTGAAGTTCACTGTGGATCCCAAGTACATGTCAGTGATCAAAGTGTCATTGCTCGCGCTGTCACCGCGTATGCTGTATCTGGGCATGGGCGATCCCAAAGGCAGCGCGATGTTTGATGTGTAGTTAGTGCCCACATTCAAATAAGTGTTCACACTGCTGGTCACACCACACACATGGTCTAGACACAAAATTCCATATGCAGCTATGGCATCAAACACCGAATTAATCACACGCAGACCCATGATACAGTAAGATTGCAGAGTTCGGGCCAAAATGCCCTGGTACAAGTCAGTGAAGGTGCATTTGTCAATCACTATGTTTTGCATACCCATAGTGTCTGTGATTTTCACTCCAGTGCTGATGCCTTGAAAATCGCATTCAACAAAGTAAATGTTTTTAGTGGCCCGAAATTGTGATTTTATTTCTACGGCCGAACTATTAGTATCTGATTGTGGACGTAAACTGTTACTGGCAAAACGGCATCTTGAAAATTTGATGTCTGTGCTGGACTCAATTCTTACCACACAGTCTTGTCCTGCAGCCTCGTGAAGCAGTGTCATGTTCTCTATTTCCACAAGTTGCGGGGGTTGACCTTGAGTTAGAATAAAACTGTCGTAATTACCTTCACTGGTGGTGGTTTTGAACACACAAGTGGCAGCAGGACTGGCCTGGCGTATGATCACACTGCCCTTGCCTGTACCTCGCAAATGGCAGTAAGGCGGAATTCGCAGTTCTCCATAAATTTTATAGATGCCAGGAAAAAAATCAATAACACGACGGGTTTTTTCGTCTGTGTAACTGCTGAGTCTGTCGTAGGTTTCGTCAATGGCTCTTTGAATAGCGTCAAGATCATCAGTCATGTCATCGCCCATGGCACCAAAATCCAAGACATTGACCACATCATCCAGCTTGTTTTGCAGCGTCCTTAACACAGGCACTGCGGGGTCCGCACCTGTTTGTACAGTGTACCCACCTTCTAGACCTTTAAAAGAATAATTAATCACAAAGCTGTTAGGTGGAGCAGTGCTTCCTGTGGCACCTGTGGCACCTGTGGCAGCTGTGGCACCTGTGGCACCTAAAGATTGATTGATTATGTTTATAACACCTTGCCGAGTCATGATCTCGGTCAAGCCTTCAGATGGTGCACCTTCCAGCAAACTGCCGTTGCCAATAAACAAGCGCAATTGATCCAAGGCCCATCCAAATTCTCCTCCGGCCAGTAGACCTAGATCTTGAAATAAACCGCGACGAACCTGTATCTGTGATATCTGTTGAACAGCCATCTATGATAA